GCGCGGCGTGCATGCGCTTGTGGACCGAGTCCAAGACCTTCGTCGCCTGCTCGATCAGGGCCAGAGTCGTCCCCACCGGGGCATCCGCACGGCCCTCCCCGACCTGCAATTCGCTCGTCCCGCCGATCCTCATGCCCGTCTGGGCCATGTTGTCGACCAATTGCATCAGCGCGATGTTTGGCGGCTGGTACGGGAGTGGCATAATTGCATCTTTAATCGGCAGGCCCCCGGTTTTCACCAGCGCGCCGCCGCCCGGGGGCACGCGGAAGATATTCGTGTTCTGGCGGGCGCCCGTGTCGGCCATCAGGAAGCCCGGGAAGTTCGAGTACATGCCCGCGTCGAGCATTTCCCGCCACGCGGCCGTGATCGCGTTGGTGGTATTGCCCAGAATATTCAGGAGGCCGATGTCGTAGAAGCCAAATCCGGGCACGAAAGTGTACTTGATGAACACTTTTCGGGCCTCGGGCAATTCATCGCCCTCTGGCTCGTTGTAATTGCGGACAATCGACAGAATTTCCTTCGAGGAGACGTCAATTGTCACTCGGTAGGGCACTTCCAGCCCCGAGACCTTGCCCTTGTACTTGTGTTCGAAACCTTTCAGGTCGATTTCACAGTAGCATTCGTAGATTTCTCGGTCCAGATCGATGTTGAACGAGGGTGCCTCGGTCAGGCCCTGCTGTTCACGCTCCTCTTTCTGGAACGTGTCCATTTTCTGGGGCTGGGCCTCGCCCAGATGGACGTCCCGGTAGACGCCAAGGATCTGCATGCGCCGGACCACCGAGGGCCGCATCATCAGGCGGTGCGTAATCCGCCTCGCATTGGCCAAGTCGGTCGCGGTGTTGTTGACAATCAGGTCGTCCGCGTCTGTAGTCTCCGAGACAGGCCGGTTGCGGAGGGGGCAGTAGTAGACCTTCTTGAAGGCGGTGCCCCCGAAGCCCAGCATCAGGAGCATCCGGTCGGTGTCGGGGTAGTACTCGGTCGCCGTCGACGTCAGGTAGTGGTTCAGGTCGCGCTCAAGAGCATTCGCCATCTGGTCTGTCTCGAGGTCGTCCGCGGTCGCGTCGACGCGTATCTTGACCGGGCCGTCAGTGGGCAGCAGTTCCGATCGGGCGTTGGCCTGAAAGCGCAGGACGGCCTCCAGAAGCAGGGGGTGCCGGACCCGGGACATGCCCTCGACGGGCGCTCCGTCACTGGCGCCGGAAATGTTCGGCACTTCGATCTTGAGGCCGAGGAGGCGCATGCCGCTGGCGCGGTCCTCGATCCACTCCCGCCGGCTCTCGATGTCCTCGTCGATGCCGCGGAGGAGGTCCTCAGCCAGCTGGCCCCGGACGGCGGGGTCGATCTTGTCGGCGAGATTGTCAAACCAGCCCGGTGGTGCCCCGTCCACTCCCTTGTCCACCAGCGGCGAGCCGTCGAGGGAGATGGTCACCGAGCCGTCGTCGTGCTCGATCTTGATGACGTTGCCGTGCTCGTCTTCCTCGTGCGCCTCGGGCGCGTCATCGTCCTGCTCGACAGTGATTTCGGGCAGTTCTGGCCGGGCGGGCTCCTGCCCCGGGAGCCTGATATTCATGGGAGACAGTCCGGGGGCAGTGGCCATACTCAGTCCTCGATGTTCGTGCCGCGGAGCGCCTCCATCTCGTCCGTGAAGAGCCGCATACCTTCCCGCGCCGCCGAATTATCATCTTTCGCGTTGAGAGTATAGGTCCGTGTCCGGTCAAAAGGCGCGAGGCCCCAAACCGTCACCTCCCACGTAAAATCGGCCAGCTTGTCGACCGTCGCCTGACACAGGACGCGGCTGAATTCGATGGGTTCACTCACTCGATTCTTTCCTTGCCTTGCACTTCCGGTGGTTTTTGATCGCGTCCATCACAAACCCCGCGACCGAAATGGCCTTCTCGGTGTCGGTGTGCAGGCGATCCATTTGCTTTGAAATGTCGCGAAAGGCCTCGGCCGCCTTGCCGTACGAAAACGTCAGGCCCCGGATGTGATCCTCAAGCCAGCCGGCGATGGCCTCGACACTGTCGAGGGTGTCTGCGGGTGTGGGGTCGCCCCTGTCACGCTCGTCCTGAACCGCCCCCAACTCTTCCGCGCGCAGATCACTGAAGTCCGTCAGAAAGTTCCCTGCCCCACTTTCGTTTACGTCGTCGACGACACCCCGGGCCGCAGCCTTGAAGTCAAAGGGGTAGTCATTTGCCTCCTCCCGATTGACGGCTTCCGTAATTTCTTTGACCGCCCCGGACAGGTTGGCCCTCTTTTCCTTCGCAAGCAGACGCATGTATTCCGCCCACTCCTCGATGGAGATTGTTATATCGAAATCCATATCTATGTCCCTTCTCGCATAAACTCATGGTATAATGCCCCGGTATGCCCTACACCGGATACAGTGGCTGGGGCCCCTTTCCGGGGTACACTTTCAATGCGTCAAGCTCGTCGGCGCGCTCCGCGGACCGGGTCAGCATGCCCAGATCACGCAAGTGCCGTACGGCCATGCTGACAGTATCGACAAGGTCGTCGTGCTTGCCCTTCGGGAACGAGGCGACCTGATTTACGACCTCCTGAGCCCACTCCATGTCGGGCGCAAATACAAGTCCCTCAGCAAAGAGGTGCTGGATCGACACGAGGCGGGAGTACTTGTCGGTGCTCTTGGGGTCGGACAATTGGACCGCCCAGCCTTGGCCGCTATACAGACGCCTCATTTCCTGCGCGACCGAAATACCGGCGGCCTTGTTTTCGATCAGTAGCTTGTCCACTCGCAATTGCTTGCAGGTGTAGGCCACTTTTTCGATCAATTCGTGGAATTCCAGACGGACGTTCCACGCGTGCATCAGCATCAGCTTCGGCGCGCCCTCGACGTACATGCGCTCGGTCAGGCGGGTCCCGTTTTTCGAGTAGGACCGGATCTCCTGAGCCTTGAAGTCCTCGGAGAACACGCCCCAGACGGTCAGCGCCGAGCAGTCGTTCGAGGTATTCAGCGTGTAGGCGGTGTCCAGAGAGGCTAGAATAAAGTCCATCGCCGGGTAGGCCCGGCCCTCCCACAGGTTCCACCACTCGGTCTTGATCAGGCCCCCGCCGGCGGGCTCCGGGCGCTGCTGGAGCTGGCCCGCGGCGCCGTAGGGGCCCAAGACGCGCTCGAGGCGGGCCACCTCCCTCTCACCGAAGCGGTCCTCCCACAGCAATTCGCCCTCGCGGGCCTTCAGGATCTGCTCCGCGGCCGCGTCCCGGGGGTATCTGGCGCCGTTTTCGGCAATCTTCACCAGCGGCTCGCCGTCGTGGTCGCAGCCCCGGGGGTCCTCCCAGCCGATGATCGTCGACGTGTGGCGGCTCCACTCGTACCGCATGGGCAGGCAGAGGTGCGTCCACTCGCCCTCGGTGTCGTTGTCCAGAATGTGGCCGGTCAGGTCGTTCTCGGCCAGCCTCTGCTGGATGACAATCATCGCGCCGGTCTTCTGGTCGTTGAGGCGGGTCGACATCGTCCCGTCCCACCAGTCGATCGTGCTCTGGATATTGGCCTCGGAGAAGGCCTCATTCGCCGCGTTGGGGTCGTCGACGATGATGATCGAGCCGCCCTCGCCTGTAACTTTTGCATCCACCGACGTGATCAGGCGCTCACCGCGCTGGTCATTCAAAAATCGGCCCTTGGTGTTCTGGTCGGACGTCAGTTTGAACCTGCCGCCCCAGTACTGCTGGTACCACGGGCTCTCGATCAGGCGCCGGCACTTCACGCTGTCGCGCATGGCGAGGCTTGAGCCGTAGGAGGCACACAAAAACTGGACGCCGGGGCCAGACGTGGCCGACCGGTGACTCTGGGCCCACGTCCACGCGGGAAATGCCACCGACGTGATTGAGGACTTGCCCATGCGGGGCGGGATGTTGATCACCAGACGCTTGATGTCGCCGTCGACTACGGCCTGCAGGTGCTCCGCGACGGCCTCGATCGGCCAACCGTCCTTCCACGGCGAGGCGTCAAGAAACGGCCACGCGCCCACCAGAAAGTCGTAGAGGCTGTTCTCGTAATCGTAACGCTCAAGGGCCCTCATTTGCTCATCGGCGTCGATCATCACGCCGTTGCCGATGTCAATGAGGCGGGGCATTACTCTTCGCCTTCTTCGTACTCAGCCTCGTCAGATTGGTCCTCGATCTGTATGTACTCAGCCTCTGGCACCTTGGACTGCTGGTGCTCCCGGACTTCCTCCACGGCCTCCTTCATCACGTCGGACAGGGTCGACCGGAGTAGCTCGCGCTGCTCGTCCGTCATGGTGTAGGGGTCGAGGACACTCCCGGCGCCGGGATTGATCGGGTTTCCGTTCTTGTCGACGAACTGGTGCTTGTGCGTCTCGCTGAAGACCTCGGGAGCCAGACGCGACAGCATGAACTTGCCGGCCGCGACGGCCTGCTTGTTGTTCGGGTCCTGCGCGATCACGGCCATGTTGGCGGCGATCTTCGCGACCAGACTCGCCGTCCCGACCTTGAAGTCGTCTTTGTAGTACTTGTCGATAGTGGAGGGGCTGAGTTGGACGATCTTCGCGATCTGGTCCCGGCTCATGCCGGCTGACCGGAGCTTCTCGATCATCGCGGCCGTGACGTCGTCAATGTCGTGGCGGGGCCCGCCAGTCATCAACACGCCCCCGTCGGGCCGCTTCTGGGCGAGGGGGCTCTTCGATACTTTAGGCGGTGGGGCCTTGGCCACGGTCTTCCCATTCGTGTCTAGTAATCACTGGGGTATAGCGGCCGCGACGTCCGGGAGCAAGTGGTGCCGGGTGTAGGACTCGAACCCACGGCCCTCTCGTTACAAAGGAGACGCTCTACCCCTG